GTTGAAGAGCCAGTAGTTGAAGAACCAGTAGTTGAAGAACCTATAGTAGATGAAAAACAAGCTCTTAGCAATGAAGTAGCAGATTTAAGATCGCAGTTACTTGATAGGGATGAGCGTATAAATAGATATGACGGTGATCGTAAAAACACCTCTGAGCAGTTGAATAATTTAACAAGACAAGTAGATGAATTAACAGAACAGTTATCAGGTCAGGCTATTGATGACGATGATGATAGTCAGTACGAAAGTATTACTAGGGCTGACTTGGATGAATATAAGAAGGGTGAATCTATAAGGTTTAAGAAGTTTGAAAAAGACAGAGATGATGCAACTATTAAGTTCAGAGATGATTACACAGAGAGTTTAAGTCAGAGTTCTCTTAGTATTAAAAACCAAGAAACGTTTGCAGCTATATGTAAGGAACATGATACTTTAGTTGCAGCAGGAGCTATGCCACAGTCAACAGGTGATGCGGTACTGGATGGTAAACTTGGATGGAAAGAAGCAGAAGCTTCTCATTACAAGAAAATGTTAGCAGCAGGAAAGACTGTACCTTTTAATGATACAACTACTGTCAGTAAGCCTGTTGTTCCTGGAAATAAAGAGCTAAGTACACCTACTAATACTACAGCGAAAAGTATGCCTGATCTACCAGATGACGCTAAAGCTTTTCTTGCTGAGATGGGTGGTGACGCAGACTTTGTTACCGGAGCTCTTAAGAAATGAGAGTAATTTATATAACGGATGAATTATCAAATGACCAATACGAAAAGCTTGCTATGATAGTAGGTATGGTAGCAAACGCAATGGTAGATAAGTATTGGGGTTCATTTGAATTTAAAATGGAAAATGGAAACCCTTTACCACATGTTCCTGCAAAGGAATCAAGGGTTTTATTTGAAAGGAGTAGCAATGGAACCAAGGAGACTCGGAAGACCAAGTCGAGGTCGTACCAGAAGTCGTAGTAGGACAATCCCTATAAAGGGTGATGGTGGCGATGACGGTGATTGGTATATATGCTGGTCTTGTGGTATGCATTGTAATGATGTAACGGACGAGTTAGACGATGGTGCTTCTAAAGTACATACATCGTACCTAGACTACCCTATCCGAGCATTAGGTGGGGCTGGATTGAATGCAGGTGTAATTATTAATTTTGAATACACTACTCCAATTCTAAGTCTAGGTACATTGGCTGTGGCTTTAGCAGACAGCAACGGAGACACTCAAGAGGTGGTTCATAATTATAAGATTGTGGATACCAGAGGATGTCCGAATGATGGGAACCTTAATTGGAAAGGTGACTATTAATATTTTAAATTAAATAAACATAGGAGGATTTTATTATGGAAGTAGTCGATACAGGGTCATTAGCTGTCCAGAGAGTATGGGCTCCTGTAGATGCTGTAGATACTTATCGTGTTGGTATGTTGGTTGGTTGGGAACAAGGTGCGTATGACGGAGTAGTTAACGCAGGTGCAGCAGGTGGAGACCCTGATGCCACAACAAACATATGCGGTATTATAGAAGCAGTCGATACAAGAGTACCATTATTCCAGAACGACACAACTGCTAATGGTAGTTATGTCGAAGGGGTAAGTACTGCTAGTGCTCAGAATGCAAGAGAAGTTAGTTTTAGTTCAGACAAAGGTCCTTGGATTCATGGTGATAAATCAGTGCATGTAAAGATTGCATTAATCACACCTTGGACAAAGGTATCTGTTCCGTTGTATAATGGAGCTTTTGGAACAGCACCAACTGTGCTTACCAACACTGTAGCTGATGCTACTGGTATTTCCGGTACTATAACAGGTGCGTGTGACTTTACACCTGTCGCTAACGAAGCTTCTCTGTACTGGAGAACTGGAGCTAGTGCAGGACAAATGAGAGTTACAGACGATACTAGCACAACAACTCCAACAAACGACCAAGCATTTAGTGGTGGTACTACTGTTGGTGATACATGTGTAAGAGTACCGTTGCGTACTTTCGGTAACTGTTCAGTAGTAACAGATGCAGAGGCATTGTATTTTGATATCTCTGCAACTGGAGCAAGTAACAACTGGCACTTCAACGTCATAGAGTTGAACCTTCAAAATGCTGGGGAAGAGCATGTAATCGGATTCTTTGCTTCAAGGCACTTTGATACCTTAACATAAAGATGATTTAATATAGGAGAGTAAAATGACTATACAGTCAGAAGAATTTAATTTGCTACTTGAAGCGAAAATGCGTGAGGTGGTAGAAGAAGAAGCAAAGTATGCGGATATTGATTCCATGATTCCAAAGATATTTGGTAAGGGTTCATCTGATCGTGCTTTTGAAGAGTACTTCCAGATTTCTGGTGTTAGAGATGCTGCACCTTGGGGTGGTAAGTTTGTAACCAAGAAACAATATCCTGGGTATACCTCAAAAGTTATATTCCAGAGGTTTGCGAACAGGTTAGAAATTGATCCTGCTCTTATTGAGGATAAGCAGTATCCGGTTTTAATGCAACAGGCGAGAGACTTACGTAACTCGTATGACAGGAAGAAGGAAAAGATGGGTGTTAATATATTCAGTAACGCTACATCTGCTGCATTTGATTTTCAAGAAAGCGAAGAAGGATTGTCTTGGGCAAACTCTGCTCATCTGACAAAGGTTCCTAGTGTAAGTACTGCAAGTGGTTTTAGTAACACTGGTACATCAGCACTAGACCCTACTTCATTAGCTGCTGCTAGAATCAGTCTTATGAGACTGAGAGATAGTATGGGTAACCTAATTAATACTAGGGACTCTCTTGCTATCGTAGCACCAATTACGTTGTCTGATACTGTTGACGAGATCATAGGTACAGATAGAGGTCTTTATACTGACGAGGGTACTATAAACGTACACAAAGGACAGTACTCTAGTATACCTTGGGTATTACTCGATGATAGCTCAACGACTGATTGGACTTTGATCAGGGTTAATCAAACCAAGAAAGATTTGCTTTGGTTTGATAGAATTGAGCCACAGTATATGGCACACATCGACAAAGATACTCTGTCAAGTGTACATAGTATTCATGGTAGATTCGGATACCTGTTCAAGGATTGGAGATTTGGGTATCACAACAACGTAGCATAAGCTATGGTTTTTAGCTAGGGGTGGGGAGCACTACCCTGCTCCTAGTTTTATTTCAGAGCAAGTGGAGACTGATGCTTAACGGCAAGACATATCCACAATTAACAAGGAGATTTAATTATGGGAAGAGGACGTTTCCCTTACGGACAAGGGAGTCAGAATACACCTGGATTCCAAGATATTGGAGGCACATCAGTTTATGGTAATGTGTTCTTCGTGGATTCAAATGGTGGAGGTAGTGCAGATTCAAATGCAGGTACAAAGAGAAATCCATGTACAACAATAGCCTCAGCACAAGCACAGTGTACTGCTAATAACGGTGATTACATTGTTTGTGCTCCTGGACATGCTGAGACAATTTCAGCAGCAGCAGGGATTGCTTTAAGTAAGGCTGGTATAACTGTAATAGGTATTGGTAAAGGTACATCAACACCAACTATTACATTCGATACTGCTGCAACTGCTGATCTTGATATTGATGCTGCAAATATCACTATTGAGAACATACACTTTATATCTAACTTTGCAGACGTAGCTGCTGCTATAGATGTTAACTCTACAGGTTTCAGTCTTGTAAATTGTAGGTTCACATCAGCAGGTACTAATCTAAATGCTAAGATATGGGTACAGGATGGTGCAACAACAACTTCAAACAGTATGACTATTAAAGGTTGTTATGCTAATGTATTAGATGCTGCAAATACTCACTTTGTAAACTTCGCAGGTACTGGTGATGGTCATGTTGTCGAAGATAACATACTATTAGGTGACTGGGGAACTATGGCTATTGGTGGTGCTGGTGTAATAACTAGGGCTGTTATATCCAATAACCGAATTTATAATGTTGCGTCAGATGCAGATGCGTGTATTAGTGTTGCTGCAACAGCAACAGGTATTATGAATGACAATAGGTGTGCAGGTGGACATGCTACAGACGGTATTGTTTGTGGTGATATGGGTTCACTTGAGAACTACTACGAGTTGAGTACATCTGACTTGAGTGGTGTAATAGAACCAGCTATTGCGTAAGTATAATTATTAAGCGGAGTAGGCAATGGTGCTTACTCCGCAACTAAACCTTAAGGAGAAAATTCTAATGGCAGAACAAAAGAAACCGATGCAAAGCATGTTCGGAACACCCGACAGAAAAGGACAAGAAGAAGACGGTAATATACAAAGTGAGTATCCTGCATGGAAGATGAACTCACAGATCAATCAGTTAGACGAAGAGATAACTGAACTATCAAGAGACTTGTCTTCCGGTCACGTTCCTTCCGAGGATGTATTTGAAGCTAAGGAACATTTACATACATTACAAGGAAGATTTGATGCTATAGTTAGATCAAAGCCTAACTACAATGTCACAGAGGAAGCTTTCCTACATGGTGAACTACTAAACCTTAACGACAGAGTATCAGAAACATTATATTCTAGATATGATCAGTTAAAGGGTAAGGGTTCTATAGCTAGACCTCAGCAAGAAGCTGACCTTAATGATAAGCCTTGTATATCTATGCATCCAGAAGTAGCAAGGATATGTAATATTAAGAGTATTGTCAATGGTAAGGTTTCTAGAAACCAAGCTGATAAGGCTAGGAAAATCTTATGTGAATACTTTGGTAGGGATGATGCTAGTAGAGAATCTATTAGACCAGAAAATCACTCAGGTAGAAGTAAGCCTATGGTAGGGTTTGTTAACGAAGCTTTCTCAAAAAGACATCGTGAGATATTCGGAGAAGACAATGCTCCTGACCCTAACAATATGAGAGATTATGAAAAGAAGCAAGAAGGTGAAAACCTTACAAGTGAACAAATCAAAGAGAAGATAAATAAACTAAAATCACAGATAATAGATATAGAGAACCATGAAGAAGTAAACCAGATTATCCCAGAACAACCTAAGCAGGAAGAACGTAAAACAAAGGTTGACAAGACTTATATATGTCCAGAAGCAGGTTGTGGGTTTATTGGTAGGTTGAATCAGAAAGGTGCTCATATACAGAAGCATAACAAAGAAAAAGCTAAAGCCGATGAATTAAAATTGGCAGAAACGGAATAATACATGGATGGAAAGAGACTATCTTATGCATTGAGGAACCTTCTAAACGAAGAAGATGGTTCTAATCAGCTTGATGCATTCACAACGTTCGATCTGCTGAACGATGGTGCTGCGAAGCTTAACAGAAAACTAAGACACATTACAGCAGATCAATCGATAACAACTGTCGCTGACCAATCTGATTATACACTTGACGCTGAGTTTATAACATTGTACAGAGAGGAAACTCTTGGTAAGTACTTAACTAAGTATAGTGATGGTACTACTATGTATAACCTAACAGAGATAGATGACGATGTACGTTTCCGTAACCAATCTAACGAGACAGTTACATCTCAATCAATACCTAGTGGGTTCTCTGTGATGTTTGACCAGACAGAAGACAGTCAGGTAACAGGAACAGCTACGTCAACTGTCGCTAAGGTTGCAGGTAAGACAACGCTGAATGATACAGCAGCAGACTTCTCTGATGTGTCACCTGGAGACACAATACATAATACTAGTGATGGTTCACTTGGTGTTGTGCTGTCAAAGACATCGTCTACAGTTCTTGTAACAGCTTTGTTTGGTGGTACTGCTAATGATTGGACATCAACCGATGCTTATGTTATACAGCCTCAAGCGAGGTATAAGATAGTTCTCAACCCTCCTCCGTCAACAACAGGACATACGATAACTGTACCGTATATTAAAAGACCTAAGCCAGTGTATAGTGATTATGACATGTTTATGTTTCCTAATCATTTCAAGAATGCCTTATTGTTCTATGCTGCAGGATTTTATAAGTACAGGGAATCACAACCTAACGAAGGTAATGTTTGGTTTGGACAAGCAGACTTAGCAGTTAAAGAAGCAACACAGAGTTCTAATAAAACACTCAACAGAAGAAGGGTTGAAGTAAACTTCAAACGAAGACAGAGGAATAGTTAATGGCGAAAGCAAAAGATAATCCTTTAGTACCTTGGCAAAATAACCTAACAGGTAGGTGTATTCAGTCAGTTGATTCTGCGAAGATAGAATTTGTGTCGGAAGATCAACAGACAATCCAGAGTGATAATTTCTCTTCACTTAAGAACATTAAGTATACCGACAATGGTGTTACTGGTGTTACTAATGGAATGACGAAGATTAACTCAACTGCACTTACTTCACATCCTCTCATAAGAAGTGCTTATCATTTCAAGAAAGTACAACCTGCTGAGACACATGTGTTGGTTCAAGCTGACAATAGCGGTGGAACTGAATCTAAGGTGTTTCAAAACACAACAGCAATACCAAGTGCAGGTGACTTCTCTAGTACAGCACTACACACTGATGCGGCTGGTTCTAATACTGGTAGATGGAGTGGAGCACCTGACGAACATATTGCGTATTGTAACTCTGGTGAAACAATGGTATGGGGAGGTGATGAGACTAGGGTATCTAACTTTACTATATTTGACCCTAATGGTACTTTCTTATATGACTACACCGTTGAGGTACAGAACACCTTAACAGATACGGCTAACGTTGCAACACTGAAACAGGTACAGGGTATTGGTAGTGAAACAAAGTTATTGCTACATTGTAATGGTAGTGACGAGTCAACCACAATTACTGATGATTCACCAACAACACCTCATACTGTAACTGCTGTAGGTAATACTCAGATAGATACTGCGGCCAAACACTTTGGTACTGCTGCATTACTTATGGATGGAACATCTGATTGGGCTACAATTCCAGATAATGCTGACTTTGACTTCTCAGGTGGTCTTATGACATTTGAAGGTCGTATTAGAGTTGCAAGTTTATCTGCTGATGTTGGTTTGTACTCACAAGCGATCACTGGTAGAACTGGCGACTATATGTGGATATACATAGACACTAATGGTGCTGTTAAGCTAAAGATACAAGAAGGAACAACTGCTGCAACTGGGACTGTAACACTGGACTCAGGTGCTGCTGGTTCTGTAGATAGTGTAACTGTTAATGGAGTAACTGTGACATCAGGTGTAGAGGCTTTTGATACAGACCTTGATACAACTGCTACTAATATAGCTGCTAATATTACAGCACATACGTCTAGTCCTAACTACACAGCTTCTGCAGCAAGCTCTGTTATAACAATAACATCCGATGATAAAGGTGATCATGTTAACACATATGCTGTCGTTAGTAATACAACAACAATAGCTAGTACTGATGTTAATATGGCTAGTGGTGCTAACACAACTGTAGTTGACTTATCAACACCTGATAGTACTATAACTACCAGTAGTTCAACATTTACTCATATAAGAGTTGTTGAGAACTCGAATGATTATTACATATTCGTAGGTGGTGTACAGAAAGCTTTCTTAACTGATTCCAGTAGGACAGAAGGTAATGGTAGTTATGATTCATTGGTATATATAGGTGCTACACATGATGGTACTAGTACTACTAAGTCGTTCAACGGTAGTATGGACGAATTGAGGCTGACAGACAGTGCTTTATCAACCAGTAACTTCGATTTACCTGCATCTGCTTATACATCTGCTACAGCTAATGTAAATATGAGAATAGGAAATACGTTACCTGTTGATGGGTTTAAGTTTTCTGTTTCTAATGCTAACACAACTACTGGAACGATGGCTGTGTTTTATTGGTCATCAGTAGGAGAATGGACTGCGGTTACTAACCTTACTGATAATACAGCTAGTGGAGGTATACCATTAGCACAAGATGGTACGGTTACATTTGATTCCACAGCTAATATTGCAAAGCCTAGTGTTATTGATGGTGTGTTTGGGTTCTGGTTTAAGATAGAGATTACGAATACAGACGTTGCAACAGCTATATCACATGTTACAATCAGTGAACCATTCCAAGCATTACAGGATTTCTGGGACGGTGATTTTAGGACTGCTAACTCTATTCAGTTATTTGAAGACAATATAAACAAAGATAATACGATCAACGTCCTTAAAGATGAGTTTATATTTAACGAAATAACACAGGGTAACACAGCTACGTATATGGCAATGGATAATTTGACTGCATCGTCTGAGTTCCTACAGGTTGGTTTCTCTGAAAGACAGCAAGGTCTTAGGGTTAAGATGATTCCTGGTCATGGTAACATTGATGTACCTGCAACAGGTAGTGTTGTTATAGGTGATAATGTTGAAATAAATGATAATGTATCAAGCATTAAGGTTAATAATGTTGAAATAATGTCAGGTACTGTAACAGCAGCGTCTACAGACGAACCTAGTTTTGCACAACGAATTGTTGATAATATTAATAACCACACATCAACACCAAACTATACTGCTGAAACTGATATAAATCAGAATATAACAATAACGGCTGAGACAAGGGGTAGTGGCTCTAACGGTTTCACTGTTTCTGAAACATCTGCTAGTATGACACTGACTACAGTCGACATGGCGAATGGTAGAGATGTTAATGCCGTCCTTACTATTAATTACTGGAACGGAACTGCTTGGGTTAGTGTTGGCGATATACAAGACGGTACTATTAGTGACAACTCATCATTCGGTGTATCAGGGTTCATAACATGGAATGCTGTTGCTGAAAACACTGAGTTCAAGAGAGAGTTAGCAGAAGAAATACCTGCTTATCATTATAAACTAGAATGGAATGATCAGTTCTCTGACGATGCCCTGTGTTATTATATAGCAGGTATACCTGTGCAAAGAAGGATAAGTAACTTTAGGTTTCCTTTATATGCACAGAATAGATTATGGTTGTTTAGTGATCAAGCAGAAAACAAGAACCTAGCTATTGTTTCTAACCTAAACGAGTTGAACACTTTCAATGGTGTAGGTGTAGGCGACCCATTATCATTTGGGGATAAAAGTGAAACAGTAGCAGCAGTTGAAATATTCGAAAGAACATCTGCGAGGGTTAAAAGTCATATCCTTGTGCTTAAAGAAAACTCATCACATGTTATTGAGGGTGACAATCCAGAAGATTGGTCTATTGTTAACTTAACAGACAATATTGGATGTAATGCTCCTCATACATTACAACAGAGTACTTTAGGCTTAGAGTTCTCACCATTACAGAGAAAACAGATTGCTATATGGCAAGGTAGTTCCGGTATATATATGTTTGACAATAGTGCTATACATCCTGTGTCCGATGATATATCTAACTTCTTTGACCAAAGAAACTCTAATGCTATTAACTTGTCTAAGGCTCACCTTAGTACAGGGTTCTTTGAAGTTGAGAACGGAGAGCATTATTACCATTGGTGTTTTGCATCAGGAAGTAGTACTACTCTTAACGAGGAATGGGTACTTGATATCAAGAGACAAACATGGTTTGAGTATGATAGAGGTACAGGTAAAGCGTTACAAGGTGGTGTAAGTGTTGTTGATACTACTGGCAACATCTATACATATGGATTTGAGAATGGTGGATACTTACAGAGGCTAAACAATGGAACTGATTTTGATGGTAACGCTATTGGCTATGAGATGGCATTTGGTGATGTGTTACCTGCTGCTAGTATTAACATACTAACAAGACTAGATTCTATTAGGATGGCGGTGGTATCTAAAACCACAACCAGTAACAGTATTCTTGTTTATCATTATGGTGATACGAAGACTGCTGCAACGAATGATAACGTAGCAGGTACTGCTTTTTATACTCTTAGTACTATAAAAACAGGACAAAGATTAGCGTTTCCTTTCAAGAGGATTAATTCACCAAAGCATATGACACATAAATTGAAGTTTACTATGAGTACTGATGATGAGACGGTAGGGTTTGAGCCATTGTATATTGGTGGTTTCTATAAACTTGGTGGTAATAGTGAAAGAAATATAACAGACTAAAAGGAGAATAGTATTATGGCTTTAAAAAGAAACAGACCGTTTATAGCAAAGGCACTTGCTAGACAGCTTAAATCAGGACAGTTTAGATCAAAGACGGCTCTAGGTCCTGGAACCGTACAAGCTATAACTGAGGGAACACTAGAACAGGACAGACTGAGAGAAACTGCACTTTCTGATACACAAGCACGATTAGAGGAAAGCAGGAGAGCGTCAGAGCTCGCAAACCGAACCAACAGGGCTCAGATAGCATCTAATGAAAAAATCGCTGCAGATCGATTACAGCTACAAAAGAACGAAGCTGCTGCTGCTAGGCATGATGCTGAAGAAGACAAAGGAGGGTTCTTTAGTGGGTTGTTTGGAAGCTAAGAATGACACATATAGCGTGGAATTAGTTCCCCAAGACTTTACTGGTGTCTCTTATTGTGGTTATATAAACAATAAGTATGCAGGATGTGTCGTTGGTATAAAGCGATCTGGTGGTGTGTTTGACATTACCAAGTCTACTCTACGACCTGAGTTTAGAGGTACTAAAGCTGTGAGAGCTTTTAAGGAAATAATAGATGCTGTGATGCTAGACTATCCGATAGTTAGATCACGTATCGATAACCAAGATAACGATGAAATCAAAATAGTATTAAGTGCAGGGTTTCGTATAATAGGAACGATGTCTTATAATAATGAGGTATCGGTTGAATTACTTAAAATTAAGGAGGATATGTAGATGGGAATTCTTGGCAAAGATACAGGTTACAAGCTTGGTAAAATAACTCAGACTTTAGGTAAGGCTTTTGTAGGTGGTGGTGGTCTTGATTCAATAGGTGCAGGTGCAACAAGTGCAGGTGTTAGTTCTGCTACATCAGGTGCAGGACAAAGCTTATTGAGTAAAGGATTTTCTGGTGCAGTTGGTTTGGGGAAATCAGCAATGGGTGTTGGTGGTGCAAACGCAGGTGGTTTTGACTTTAAAGATGCACTGAGTGCTGTATCACCAAAGTTCGCTAGAGGTATGTATATGAGTTCTGCCGCTGATTTTAGAGAGACACAAGGAGCACTTAATACAGCAAAGCTAGATCAGATTAGATTTGACAATACTCTCAGTGACTTTGATAGTGCATTACCAGAAGGTGTAGAGGATGAGTCTAGGGAATGGTTAACAGAGAGAGCTCAAGCACTTGGTATATTACAGAAGAACGATAAAGGTGTTAATCAGATAAGTAATAAGGACAGGAAAGAAGCATACGCAACATTACTGGATACTCCTGCTGAAAGAATACAGTTGTTACAAAAACAGAAATTAGGTATTGAGCGTAGAAACACACAGAATGACGCTTTGGAACAAAACGCAGTAGAGCAGATGATGATCAAGGCTAATGGTACTAAAGACTTAGTTGGTGTTTCTCCGGAAGAACTCAGCAGGTTGAATAATGAGGTAATGGCTTCTATATCAAATGGTATTGCTGACCCTAAGTTAATGAAACAGTACCAACAAGCACAAAGGAACAGAGAGTCTATAAACAAGAACTTATCAATGCATGATACTAAGTTACAGCAAGAACTAGCAGCACAAAATACACCTGTCGATGCAGCTAAGATTGCAGAGTCTAATGCATCAACTGATCTTAATATCGCTAAGTTGGGTCAGATTGGAGTTTCTACTCCATTGGATATAGCTAAAGCTAATAAGTTTAATGCTGAAGCTGATGCAGCTAGAGCATCCACACAGGATGCCAAAGTTATCGCTAAGATCATGACAGGTAGTAATCAGGTTACTGGTGGGGCTAATGAACCTGTTGCTACACAAAAGTTAGTAGATAGTCCAATGGCTGGTGACTTTAATAGTGGTGGTGGAACGTTAAGCAAGATATCAGACCTTGAAAGCATAAACCAAGGATTAGCAGCTAAGAATCAGCAACTAGCAACTATACCTACTACTGAATCAATAGCCCAACAGAAGGTAAATAATGCAACTATCAAAATAAACCAAGACTTGGTTAAAACTCTCAAAATACAAGAAGGTAAGACTACAGAAAATGCCAAGAGGCAAGCAGGTAGAAAGAGTATAGATGGTTTGGTTGATGAGATGGGTGCATTGTTTAGAGAACTTGAACGTGCAGGTGGTTTAATTAACAAAGATAGAGGTGGTCTTGATAACGCACAGATCGCAGCCGAAGCATCTGGTCTAGGTCAGTTTATAGCAAGACATGCTCCGCTTGTTAACCCCGAAGGTAAGAACCGATTAGACCTAAGAGATCAAGTCCAAATACTGCTACCTAGTATGTTGCTTTGTATTAAGGAGTCTATGGGTATGGGTTCAAAGATGCTTGACAGTAACAGGGAGCTTAATTTCTATGTAAGTGCTGCAGGTGATACAGGTAGGTCATTAGCATCTAATGCTGCTGCATTGCAAACTATTTCTAATCTATATGGTACTGGCAAAGACCTTAGTGAGAAATTCACTGAGTTTGGTATAAAAACAACTGCGGTAGAAAGAGAAAGAGCATTACTAGCGAAGAGACTTACAGTTGAAACTAATCTACATCCAACGATTGGACAATGGACTCCTGATAAGGGTAAGAGTGGTGGTACTCGTACACAAGAACAGAAAGCAGAAGACATCATAAAGGGGAATTAAATGGCAGAAACACAACCAGTAGACACTGGTTCGCCTCAACTTGAGATCAATGAAAACTTCGGACCAAGTCAGGCTGATGTTCCAAGTATACCTAATCTAGAAGACCAGATCAAGCAACCTGTAGCGGTAGAAGAAGCACCGTTACCTGAGTTTCCTCAAAGGTTTCCTGAGCAGGATATTGTTAACACAGGGAGTGGTGAAACTAATCCTCAGTTTAAAGAAGAACCGTTACCGGAGAACATAGTCTCTGAGAAGGTTGAGATAGAAACGATAAATGATCTACTAGATGATCAAGATGCACTTAGAAGATGGATTGAGGAAGAAGATAGTAGTGTTAAGGATATTGTACTAGGTAGGTTAAATCCTGATTTCGATACAGCAGATATCGGGACGAAGCAAATGATACGCAATAAGTTAGAAATGAGTCTTATTCCAGAATGGAAGGAGATACCTCTTAGAGCGTTAAAGAACTTAGTGCCTAATACTATCAAAGTAGGTACGGATATCTTTAAAACATTTATGGACTTAGGTGGAACTGCTGAGGGATTACAGAATGCAATACTCGGTGCGTTCGCTCGCCTAGTACCTGGAGATCAAGAAGGTTTAAAGATACCGTTCCTTGGTACAGTATCTGAGGATGGTGCTAAAGCTATAGGTAACTTCTTCATAGAGAGGTATGGTGGTATAGATAACTTAAAGTTAACTATGGCTAATACACCTGCTGAGTTCTTAACAGACTTATCATCGGTGATATCTGGAGGTGCAAGTGTATTAGGTAAAGTAGGACTAGTTAGGGTAGGTAATGAACTAGTAGAAGCTAGTACTGCTGGTAAAGTAGTACAAGGTGTAGGTAAAGGTGCTCAATATATTGATCCTATAAACCTTGGAGGTAAGGTTATAGGTAAAGGTGCTGAGGTTTTAAAAGACGTAGCTAGGTCTAGAGTACAAACACTACTACCTAATACTAAAGTTAATAAAGGAAATCAGGTTTCAGCGTTGACTGAGTCTGATAAACTTGCTGACGAGTTACTACTTACTCCACATAAGTTCAATAGGAGGAGTATTAGTAATATAAAAAATAGAGTCATAAAACCTTTAGTAGGTAAAATTAGGGAGACTATAGCCAGGGGAGATAGGGAAGGTAGGTTTATAAAGACAAAAGAAACAGTACGTTTGTTAGATAAGACAATAGACGATCTTGGATCTATCAGAACCAATCCTTTTGCTGACGAAGTTAATACTCTTAAGAAAATCAGAGAAGAAATACTATCCGGTAAAGGTACTCTTGGTGGTCGCTTAGATAAACTTATAGTTAAGAAGACAAGGTTTAGGAAATCAGAACTAGGGGATAAGGGTAAGATTCGAGATAGACTACAAAGTAGTATCAGAGATAATAATAAAAAACTACAGGGAGTGCTTTCACCCAAAGAACGAAGATTACTTAAGAGAGAAAACGAAGTACTTGGTATAATAAAAGAGAAGGTTAAAAACACTAAGTCCAGACAAGGTATATCACAGAGTCAGTTAGATGATATTGTTGAGAAAGTAAAAACAGAAGAGTCTATAATAACTCTATCAGAAGCACAGAAGCTTAAGGAAAAACTTAACACTGTATTTACTAAAGGTGCAACTGAGGCTATTGACGCTATTAAGAAAGTAGCAAAGGATAAAGTTAGAACAGCAACTAAGGACCTGATTGAATTTCACTTCCCAGAGCTAAGAGGCTTAAACCAAGAACTTAATGTTGCTCTTGAATTACGACAAGCTATAGCACAAGCTGTCAGAGAGAGCGTGGAGTCTAGTCCTGGAATCTCAAGTTTAGCTATAGGTTTTGCTGTGGGTGGTGGTACTGGTTATGTATCAGGAGGAACCGCAGGTGGTCTAATACTAGGTCTTGGAGGTGCTGCTACTGTGTATGCTGCTGACAAGATACTTACCAATGCTAACGTCAGACTGCGTATAGCTAGAGCTATGGACCTTGTTGCCGCAGGTGCAGGTACGGTAGCAGAAGGTGCAAGTATTGGAAGACCAACTTTTCAAGCAGGACGTATTGCAGACTTTGGCGAAGAACCACTTTCAGAGAACGATGAACAATTAGCCAATGAAATAGGAGGGCTTTAATGGCAAGTTTGCTAGAGGATAGAATCAGAGAACTAAGAGAACAAACAGGACAAAGTAATCAAATAGCGAATGGTGCGTTACTGTCTATAGGTGAACGAGTTGGCGATATGTTTAATGAGCGTGGTACTGCAACAGGAAGTCCTATAACAGGAAGTCCTATAACAGGAAGTCCTATAACAGGAAGTCCTGTAACAGGAAGTCCTGTAACAGGGACACCTGCTCCTGCTCCAACTCAGGACCCGACTGACTTTGCACCACCAGATGCGTTTCCAGATACTCAGCTTACTGAACCTAGCCTTACAGCAGGTCCACAGAAAGTTGTTACGGATACTGTTAGAGAGCTTGGTGGTAACTTGGTCGAGCAGGTTGGTACAGGTATGATGCTGTTAGAAACAATACCGTCTAACGTGTTAGTTGGTTTAATAAAGGACTTCTCCGGTGGTAGTAGTCAAGAGAACATGGATGCTGTACGTAGGCTCATAGTGTTGCAAGCAGAGCCTGGAGATAGCTTAAGGTATATAGACATACTAGATGAATTAGGTATCAATGACGATACTCTGAACCTGCCTGAGGGTACAATGGAGCGAGGTAATTTTCTTGCTGAGATAGCTGCTTTTTCTGGGTTTGGTAAGTTGGTTAAAACACTGAGTGCGTTAATAAAGGCTGAGAAACCTGCCGCTGTACTTTCTAAGGTACTTGCTAATGCAGGTAAAAGCGTTAAAGATTTAGGTGAGGTTGCAGGTGGTGCTATACAAACTGATCTAAGGAATGCTAGAGGTGTTATAAACGATGCCATAGTGAGTAGTAAAAAGGTTGTTAGTGAGCTCGCAGATGAGACAGGTGCTATTGGTTCTGATGTTAAAAACTCAGCAAGGCTACAGAGAGATATAAGGACTGTACAATCAGGTGTTAATATCAATAACAGCACTAGGAGAAGTATATCGCCTGATGTAAAGAAACAACTGTCAAGTAAGAGGCTAGATAGTAAGGGTAATTATAAAACTGAGATCAGTGATGAGGCA